ACCCAGCAGCAGTAGAAACCCAATTAGCTGCTGCATGCCAGACATCTCGGAAGTGATGTCCACCGCTCTGTGTCAGATCGGCTTGCGTAGGCAGCAAGTGGGAGTTACCGCGCGGAAGCGCAATGTCGGCGAAGACGCCGGCATGCACATTGTCCAAGGAACTGGTGATTATGAAGTCAGCTTGGCTGACTACATTCTCAACAAATCCCTGCTGACCATCGGTTTCAACGATGGCCGCAAATCGGGCAATGACGCTTTTGGGTGAGTCAAAAACAATAGTAAGATCCACTCGCCCATTTCCCTCAAATTCAAGCATTTGCCGTCGATTGAGTTTGTAGGTGAGCGAACCGTAACCACGATTGCGCTCAATTCTTTTGTCGATGTTAACGGTCTCGGTAGCAGTACCGCCACCGTTGGCTCTGTCATACTGGTTGTATGTGACAAAGCCGCCCAAATCAGCTGCCGCAGTTCCATCCTCGAATGAAATTCCTGCAGCAACCAATCTGGAGCCGACCTCAGAATCTGCAGTAGTTTCCAACACAACCGAGCTCCCATTATACATCATAAACTTGACTTGGTAATCACCAGTCAAGCCTTCTTCAATACGTGTGAAAGTCAGAGACATGTTAGTTACTGTTGCACTATGCTCCCGACCTATCTTGGCGCAATGCGCCGGCAGAAAAGAGTCGGGAATAGGTACCGCTGGTGCGGTGAATGGGTTGGTCATTGCGGCAATATACCGCGCCTGAGCGGCATGACCTTCGTTGATAAAATCAACATTTGTTGGGGACGATAAAACGGCGCCCCCGGTCCTAGCATTGTTCTTATTCTTCATGTTAGTCATAACACAAGAGCGACAGATACCGAACAGCCGCAAACACGTCTTTCTCAACTAGGTGTTCAAATTCCTGTACAACCATGGGATTGAGATCAAAAGCTTTACAATAACTCAGAAATGCTCTCTTAGTGTAAGTCCCCGGAACAACGGGAACCTTCACAAGCCCTTCCTGTCTCATCCAATAAGCTAGACCACTCTTAAGTTCACCCTCCAATCGTTCTTTTCCGCGAGAACTAAGCGCGTTGTAAAACACGCCGATCAGAGGGCAATCTGCATAAAGAGAAAGCCCGCACATTCCAACATCACGTAAGTAATTGTCATAATGCGCTACGCCTCTAGACGAAATGGCAATCATATCTTTGAACACACTCGTCGGTTTCCTGACCATCATCCACCCGCTGTCAAGATGGACAGGTTTCATTTGACAAAATTCAATGTGCTCCACAGAGTAAACAGGGTCTTCTGCGACCATGTTAAATCCATATGCTACAAAGAAAAGATCAAACCCCTCGAGAAATCTCTCAAGATTATCACTCTCCATTATAACAACAGAATCATCTCCGTTGTTCACCAACTTGAATTCGAACCCCAGTACTTCCTTCCAGTGAAGTAACACAGAGGTCATCAAAATGAC